TTATAAGCCTCACCATCTCTAACTTGTCTTTTATTAAAATCTGGTAAATATAAATTGTTAATTAAATCACTCATTAAGGTATGTTTTTCTTTATTTTATTTGTTAGTTGATTAATTGTTGTTCCAGGTTGAGTTGCAAAAGAAAATTTATCATCATCAGTAGCAACTTCCATTCTAATTCCAAATACATCTCTTGCAAAATTTATTTGATCTAATTTTTCCATTAAAATTTTTGCATTAATAGATGATTTATTAGAAGTTTTAAATTCTTCTAAAGCTCTATCTGCAACTTGATCAAAATAAGAATTATCAGTTAAAGCTGTTGCCCAATCATTTTGTTTTTCTGGAAAAGCCAAAGTATCTAAAGTTGGAATAAGATCCTCATGGAATTGTTCTTGTAATACTTCCAAGTAAGCATTCTCTGGAGAAATTCCATTTAAAACTTTTCTAGTATAAGCTTGATTTATAAACTTTTCTTTAGTCGCTATAAATGAAGCAACCGCTTGAGCATTTCTACTATTAACATTTGAGATGTTTCTAATATTGCTATCAATTAATTTTGAATAAAATTTATAATCTTGATGACCTTTAAAATCTGTTTTAGCTTTTGCAATAATAGCATTAAAGTCAGCTATATCTTCCATAGCCATATCTTTTAAAAGATTGTTATCTAATATATATGATTTTTTAATATCATCTAATTGTTGAACTGTTTTTGCTGAATAAATTTGAGTAGTAACAGCCATGAATAATTCATCATCTGTCATACCATCTTGTTTTTTTTCCGTCATAAAAGCAGATGCTTTAATAAACATAGCTTCATTAATTATTCCATCTTCATATAACTGATATAATTCATTGCCAGTTGGCATTTCATTTTTAGCATCTTCATCTGTTTTATTTTTTTGATAATTATCAACTCTTAATAAAAGTTCTGTAAATGCTCCAATTTGAGTTTCTTGATCTCTTAATTCTGTAAGTCTTTCTTTTCTTTCAGTATCAACTTGTTTTGAAATAAGGTTTATTTTTGCAGCTTTTACAATTTCTTTGCTCTCATCTATTCCAACATTTTTTATTAATAATTCTTGATTTGCAATTATTTCATTTGGATTTAAATCAAGTTGTGCATTTAATAATAATCTATTTTTAATTTTAGTTTTTTGTTTAACTAAAGCTGCGTATTCTTTTGTTCCAATATATTTAGCATAACCTTGATTATTAGTTAATTTTTCAAAGGCAATAGTTCCTACAGCCATTTCAGATTGATCTTTAGATAGCATTTGACCAATAGATGTATCAAAAGCATCTCCAACAGTTAAAGTAAATTGTTCAATGTTGTTTGTTGATACTTGTCCATTAAGTTTAGGAACTAATATAGCTGCTTGTTCAGAGATTTTATTTTTTAATAATCTTTGTACTGGTCCACTTTGACCATCTAAAAATTTATTAAAATTACTTGGCTCTAAATCTTTTATCAATTTATTAGGAGCATCTGTATCTAAGCTATCTTTGTATTTAGAATACTTCTTATCTAGTTCTAGTTTAACTTGAGGATATATTTTATTAACATTGTTTTGATCTTCAATGGCATACATTTCTTTTTGAATACCAGCGATAGATTTTGCAACAGATGTAATAGCTGCACCTCTTTGAGTTGCTAAAGACATTGGTAAAGCAAGAGCAGAAGTTCTTGGTGTTGCACTTTCTGCAACTTTAGCCTGGCTATTAAATATTTCTAATTTTGCCATTATACGATTACCAATCTTCCAGCTTGTTGAGATTGAGATCCCATAGATAATAAACTTCCAGCAGCTTTCATGTATTCTGTGTTAGCTGTCATCTTACCTTTAAATTCTTCGCCTCTGCCTCTAGCTTCAATTAATAAAGATTGATTAATCTGATCCTGGACAGCAACTTTAGAATTGTAATCTGATATTGCTAAATCAAAAGATTGTAATTGTTTATTTTTAAGAGCAACTTTAAATGGAGTATCACCAGCTCTCATCTCTGCACCAGATCTTAAAGATGATACAAAAAAATTTGAGTATTGTTGGTCTTGCTGATCTAGTAATCTTGGTCTTTCAACTGTTTTATAAATTTGTGCTTTAACTGCTGCTTTCTTTCTTTCGTATTGTGCTTCTTGATAAGCAACACTTGCATTGTATTTACCGATTGCTTTTGCTGAACTTGCTGCTGCTAAATTACCTAGAAAACTCATAAATTTTTGCCATCCTATAATAGTTAGTTTGGTCTGGACCATACATGGTCATCAAACCTTCGTTTTTTAATCCAAGCCATTCGGCAAACCGAACACCAGTTTTAAATTCTGCTTTGACTGCTGTTTGCAATCTATAAATATTGTTGTTGTTACAAAGTAGATCTAATCTTTTCTTAACAGCTGAAGCTGATTTAATTTTATAATCATGAACTTCTTTGCTTGCCATAACCCAACCTTCAGCAACTCCGTTCCAAAGAGGAATGATGCCGCCAGACAAAATAGGATTATCGTCAACCAATAAAGTAAATGAGAGACCAAATACTTTAGCATCAATTCTATTTTCTGTATAACTTGCATCTACATCCATTAGTTTATGGTTTAATCCAAACTCAACCATTTGATCTCCATGGTCTTTTTCGTAAGGAACTATTTTAAAATTAGCCATCCGATGTAACTAGAGTTGGATATATTGCAAGTACAGAACATGGAAGAGGCTGGTCTTGTTTTATAATAATAAATCCATCTGAGTTATAATCATCTCTAAATTCAATTTCTTTATCTCCAGCAAGTAGAGTATCAACTGGAGCTGATAAATTACTTGATGTAGTTCTAAATGGTACTAACTCAAGATTAGATAAAGAAGGACCAACTTTAACTCCAACTGTTTCAAATAATCTTAATACTACTTTTGAAATTCTTTTTGTTTTACCTTGTGAAGTTCCTTCAGCAGCTCCACCTTCAATTCTCATTGTTTGTAAAATGCTATCGTAAGATAAACCGACACATGCTTTAGTAACTGCTCTATCTAAAGTAATCGCACCAGAGCTTACAGTTTTATTAGCATGTACAGATCCATCGGCCAGGATAGATACTGCTTGGCCTTCTAAATGTCCTAAACCAGATAAAGTTGTTGTAGAAGATCCAGAGTAGGAGAGGTGGCTATCTAAAAATTTAAAATCTGTAGGATCTGTTTCGTCAAAATCAAAATCAGAAAAACATTCTACATATCTTTTAGTTGCACCATTAACAGTTCTTTTAATAATAACCCAGACTTCATCTTCAGTTAAATCTCCAGAAATTGTTGCAGCACTTTCACAAACCGCATCACCAGATCCAAAAACACCTCCGAAAATATGTCTGCTCCAAGCAATTACATTTTCTGATCTTTGATAAGTTAATGCAGCTAAAACTCCATCATCTCTAACACACCAAATAATACTACCTGGCTCTTGTTGATAAACCATTTCGTTTATTCCAGAGTTAGTAGCACTATCATTGAGTATAGTTAAGTCTGGAGCTTGATAACCATCACTATCAAAATTGTATTGTAGCTCTCTAATTTTTCTTCTAGCTTTTTGTAAAAATAAAATTGCATTGCCAGCTGGAATAGCATCTACATTGGCAGATCCATAAGAACTCTGTCTTTTAATTGTAATATTTGTTGGAGTAATACTTGCATCTGTTCCATCTGCTGAAACTGTGTATTCACCTCCAGTTGTTCCAACAACTAAAGTTCTTACTGCTTTCATATATCGAATAGCATTAACTTGATTAGCAGCAATAGTATAAACCATCGCATCACCAGCATTCGTACCAGTAGTCATGTTTTCGTAATCACCAGCTGCTGAAAAAAATATTGTTTGTGGCTCATCTGTTGTTCCAGCAAATACTAATCTTTGTTCAAAGAATGATACACATGATGGATGTCCAGTCGTATTCGAAAAAGCACCAAGATTGAAAGCGGCTGTTGCATTTGTATTAGTGAATGCAGTAGTAATTGTAGCAACAACAACAGTCGTATTGGTCCTTGCTGTAATTTTTGCTTTACCAGAATTAAAACTTATTATTCTTCCAACATCAGTTGTTTGAAAACCAGCACCACCATTTATTCCAGTAACTGCTGAAGCTGTAATTGTTTTTCCAGTTCCAGTTGCTGCTTGTTGAGGTGTTAATGTTGTCGCTGTAGAGTTTGTTGCAAGATAAGGTCCATCTGTAAAAGCAACTTCTGCTAATGTCCAAGATGTATGACCAGTTCTTGATAACTTCATCACTTCATGATTTGGATGTGTGATGTACATAACATCTGCTGATTGAGCAAATTTTATTTCAAATAATTCAGCAGTTAAATACGGAGTTGATATTTCGTAAGCTGATCCGCTATCTAATATCTGTCCTTTGTCTTTAAAAAATCTAATATAATTATTTCCAAATTCTAAAATATAAGTTTGAGTAGTTGAAAACTCAAAAGGTATTAATCTTGTTTTAGCAGCACTTGATTTAACTTCAGCAATAAATTGAGTACCAACTCTTCTAGTAGCAGCTCCTTGAGGATGTACTAAAAAATTTTCTAAAGTTTTTGCACCAGAACTATATTTATCAAAATCTGTTCTGCCATCCATTTTAGGAGAAAATTCTCCAGAGACAAAAGATGTTAAAGCTAGTGTTGTTCTTGGCATATTTTTTTAAAAATTTCTTGTTGAGTTAAACCTTGTTCTTCTCTTTTACATTTAGTAGTTGGATCTATTTGATCTTCATCAATAATTTCTACTAATGCGTATCGATAAACTTTAGTGTCATCTCCCCATTGAAAATGAAGAAGTGATTTAGGCTCTTTATATTTTTCTATAACTCTTGGATCAAAAGCTGATTTGGACATTATAATCTGGCATCTGTAAATTCAGAACTTTCAATCGTTCCTAAAGAATTTTCAGTAGCATCAATAAATCTCGCCTCTCTTAATCTTTCATCTGCTCTTTCCATATAATTTTTGGCAAGTGTTGCATTGTTAGTTACAGCATAAGCGATATCTGCTGCTAGTTGATGAGAAATACTTTCTTGTAAATAAGTATCGTAATTATTTGGATCTGTATCTTTAGCAATATAAATTAAAAAAACTGTTCCTTCATCTGTTACAATATTTCTGCCTTCTAATTTATAATCAATACTTGATGCAATACTATCGGTAGTACCATTATGAATTTTTAAAACTCTCAAGCAATCAGCTGGAAGAGCATAAGCATTAGAGTATTCAACAACTGGAGCAGTAGAGTTTTGAGCTAATTGAATTCTTTTATGCAAACAGTTCCAAGCATGACCTCTAAATACTCTATCTCTAATAGGCTCATACCTTTGATTACATAATCTAGCATTTTTACTGTCATCAGTTAATGCTGAGATTGTTGAAGCTCCTAATAAATTTAGAGCTGAATTACACATTGAAACTACACTTGCCATTTTATACTTCTCCTAATTGTTTGCATTCAAATTTTATTACTATTTTTTCTTTTTCAATTCTTTCTCTTTGGAAATCATCTATTGTTTGTAAATTCATAAATGTATTATGTGAAACTTTGTAACCTTCTAAAACACAATCAACGTGATTATCAAATTCATAAGCTGAAATTTGGCTTGATGGACATTGTCCAGTAGTCATACTGCACATATATAAAATAATAATATATTTCATTTTAGCATTTCCATCTTCTTCTTGCTTGTCTGATCCTTGATTTTGGATTATTTTTAGTTTTTGCAGAAGATCTTTTAAGTTGTCCAGCAGATCTTGCACAGTAAGATTTTCTTCTTTTAGCAGCAGCTGATCCTTTTTTAACTTTACCAGTTACTGCGGTTTTTAATTTTGATCCTGGATTAGCTCTTCGATAAGCTTTCACTCCAGCCTTTGTCATTCCAGCACCTTTTTTAGTAGGTCTGTAATTCTTTTTATTTCTTGAAATTGCTCTTGCCATTTTATTAATGCCTGGCGGATTTCTCCGCCAAGCAAAAAGATTATTGACTACTCAACTGTGTAATAAACCCAACAATGAATAGAGTTACTTATAGTAGCTCCACCAGTTGTGATTACGATATCAGTTTCAGCAGTAGTTCTGTAACCCAGACCAGTCATCGCTGTATTAGCAGCAGTAGAGCCACCTAACATTGATTGAACTTGACCAGCAGCATTCCACGTACCTACAGCAGCTAAATATCTGTCAGCATCTCCGCTGTCTCCAACTGCTAAAGTTGAAGATCCGCCTAAAGCATCACACTTTAGAACAACATCCATTATAGTTGCATTAGTTGGAATTTTACCAATCGTAATGTCTGATCCAGAGGCAAGAGAAGAAGCTTCATAACTATCGTATGAAACTCTTAACTTTCCACCCAGAACTTCGCTATCCACTTTTTCAATAGGATCAGCAGTTATTTTTGTGTGATTTACACCTTTAACACTTGACATGATTTATATCTCCTATTGATTAAGCTTCGTGAGCTTGGATTGTTACAACTTTATCTTCTTCCATTCTAGTCGATCCGATAGACTGGCAAACATAAACTTGATGAGCATAACCTTTGTCAGATCTTTCATCAATTCTAGTCATTAAGTCTTGACCGATTGCCATTTTACATCCGTCCATTGCCCAAACTAGGCAAAGTCTTTTAGATGAAGCAATAGTAAGTCTGTTAGACACTATAAAGTTGAAGCCTAAGAATGAATTAACTTCTCCATTCGCTAGAGCTTTTACTGAGTTGAAATCACTAGATGTAACTTCAGTAGTTCCTAACAAATCTGTGATTTGTCTTGGACCAACTGCAATGTATCTAGTAATTGATGGATCAACAGATGCAGCATCAAGAAGTTCTTTAGCACTTCTTAATTTTGCAATAGTTAAACCAGCACTACCACTTTCAGTTATCTTTTGGCCAGACGGAAGAGCAGTAGCTGTTGAGCCAGTCTCTCCAGTAAATGCTGTTCCAGATAACGCAGCGATGATTTCATCATCTTGAGCTCTTCCTAGTGCGTAAGCAGCAGCAGAGGCATAAGATGAAGTTGGATCGATTAGAGTTCTGATTTTATCTTGGTTATCGATAAGATCTGCATACTCGTAATCTACCAGGCTAACTCTTCTTCTTGCATGTGGTGTATCCATCTGTGGTGTATCAGCATGTCTTGTAGTTCTTTTAACTGCAAGTGCACTTCCAACTTGGTCGAAAAATGCGTTTTTGCCGACAACAGTTTCTACATCAACAGCAGATCTCAAGAGAGAACCTTTTTGTTGTGATAGCATTTGTACATTATTTGAATATTGCTGTACAAAAGCTGTAGTAATTTGATTTGACATTTTCAAATCTCCTTATGTTGTTGGTTGATTTAATCGACTTGGTTGTCTCCAAATTGGAGGTCGCATCTGTAAATTTTAAGACTTCACTTTGTCTTTTTTTCCAGCGGTCTTTTCAGATTGTCGCTTAGAATTTTTTGTAACCCAGTTGAAATAATTTTCAGCTATTGGTAGAGGATCTCTTCTATCGTTCTCTGGACCAAATTCAGTAGCTAGTCTTAAACATTCAAGTCTAACCTCTGTATCTGTTATTATATCTCCTGGCTCAAACCTTTCATTAGCCATTTAGCAGCTCTCTCAACTTCAATACTTCATCAACTGATTTTTTATGATTAGGATGAGTTTTAGACCAATACGCAGATCCTTCTTGAGTTAGTTCGTTAATTTCTTTTTCAAGATCTTTAGCTGTCATATATTCAGATCCATCACCTTTAATGATTTCATCTTCAGATAATTTGTTAGCTAATTCAGAGAATGCTTTTATAACATTAAGATTATCTCCAAGTCTTGATCCATCTTTTAAAAAAGTATTTTCTAAAAAATCTGATCCTAAAGAATTGACAGCAAGCTTTTTAGCCTGGTCAAGTCTTTTAGCAAATTGAGGTCCAAACTCTTTTTTAAGTTCAGTCTCTGTAGCTAGTTGACCTTGAGCAGCAGCATCTTCTTCAGATGCAGCCTTGTTACCATTCATCTCATTATAGTATTTAATTAAACCTTCAGCTTGTTTTGGAAGTAATCCTAACTTGTGAGCTGTTTTATTAAATTCTGATACTTGTTGACTATCCATTTCTTGATCTTTGAAATCATATTTATAATCCTCTGGTTTTTCTGGAGCACCCAATCTTTTAAAAACTTCATTCCAATCTTCTTCGGTTGCATGTTTATTAGGAACTGGAATTTTATCCGCACCTACTAATGATTGAGCATGCTTATAACTTTTAAGCAAATCTTCCATGTTGTTAAAATTATTTAAAGACTTATCTTCCTTAAAACTTTCTGGAATTAAATCTTTAAAATTAGTTTCTACCGCTGCTGTTGCTTCAGTATTAGTTTGAACAACATCAGTCGGTTGTTCAGATTGCACCTCTGGTGCAGTTGTCTGATTTTCCATTTATATACCTATTGGTTATTTTGATTTAAGCATTGCTTTTATAAAAAGAGAGATTGATCTCTGTCCTTCTAAAAAAGCGGTCTCATGACTGTTATCTTTAATGAAAGTAGTCGAGCTCTCATGACATCTTTTTGAGATATCCTCCATAACTCTTTGACCTTCTTCTGATCCAAAAGTAATTTTATAATCTTCTCTTAATTGTTTTATTTTTTTTTCTACTTCTTTATTGTGATCCATCTTGTACTACCTTTGCCATTGGAGCCGCATTCTTAGCCATTTGTGTTTCAGCCATTTGTTGCTGCATTTCCATTTGTTGAGCTTCTTGTTCAGCTCTTTCTGCTCTTAACTGTTGTACTTGAGCATCTGATTTAATTACTTTTGCTGGTAATCCTAAAATTGAAATAATTTGTTTTACTAATCCATCTTCATCAATGTAATCCATAACTGGCATTGTCTGAGCTAGTGATCCAAAAAGTTCTAAGCCTTTCATTAAAGATTGAAGCTCTTGTCCTCTTTGGGCTAAAGCCATTGGAGATACATATTCAATATTTAATTCTTGTTGAGTTAAAATATCTGGAGAAGGCATGAATAATTGATTTCTTAACATGATGTTAAAAACTCTTGTAACCAATGGAGATAGTAATTCAGATTGTAATCTACCTAATACTGGACCAAGTATTCTCATTTTCTCTTCTTGTCTTTGCAAAACTTCAGTAGCAGTCATGTTTCTATTTTCAGTTACTACTAACTGATCAATATGAAACATTTTATTAATAGCATCTCTTCTTTGATTTTCGCTATTTAAAGTAACCGCAGTATTTGCATTAATATTTAATGGCTCAATTCTATCTCTTGATCCAGATCTATAATAATTAATAGAGCCTGGAGACATTCTAATAGGAGCTAACATTCCGTCATCTGGAATGAGTAGAGGAGGATCAATCTGTTTTGCAGCAGCTTTCAAACTATGCTCTACCATTTTATTTAAAACCTTCACATCTGGTAACGCATTCATTCCAGGTGATCTTCCATATTGTTCTGTAGATGCTTTTAAGTATCTTGGAATAACATAAGGATTTTCTTTAAAGCCACCAACAGAAATTACATGACCAGATCCATATTCAAAATAAATACTTTGAAAAGGCATGTTAGCTTTATCTTGTTTTTGTGGATCAAAATCTAATCTAGGTCTAATGACATGGACTAAGTCAATATCATCAAAAGGAGCTTTTTTTAAAACATTAACTATTTCTTTTGAAACATTCTCAATACCAAATTTTTCTACTGTTGCTTGAGCAGACATTTTAAATCTTCTATATAAAGTATCGACATATCCTTTTCTATTTTCCTGGATATAAATTTCTTTAATGTGTCTTGCAGAGAAAGTTAAAACATCTTCTTGATCTTCTTCAATCATTAAACATGAAGTGCCAAAAGCAATTAGATCATGATAGCATTCAAATATTTCTTGTTGAAAGTTTGACTTAGCAATTACATCGTACATTCTTTTTGTTGAATCTTCTAACCACTCTTTCGCTTCATCACTATCATTCAAACCAGTTTCTTTAAATCTTAATGAAAACCATCTATTCGCAGATGAAGTCAACATACCATGCAGAGATGCAGCTAAGAGTTCAAGAGCATGAACTGCTGTTGCGTCAAAGATTTGTGTACTACGTTTATCGCCTCTTGCTCGTTGTCTTGTGATCTCTGCTTTTCTAGGTAACATAACATCCGCCACTTCTTGCCAATGGCTTTCCCAGGTGGATCTTTTTTCTTGTAGCCTAGAGAGGTTGTCTTTTAGCTGTTTAGCTAAATTTCTAAATTCTTCTGATTGCATTATTTTTTCTTTTTCCTTTTGGCTTTATTCTTTTTGCTATTTGGAAAACCAGCTTTCATATTCTTGTAAGCTTTAGCTGATATAGTTGATTTCTTTTTAGAGTTTGAAGTACCAGCTCGTTTTTTTTTATTAATATTTCTATAAAGTGACATAATTTATCCTAATAAAGTTTTCTTACTTAATGTTGCTGCTGTATTATCTCCAGTAACAGACGTTAATATTGTTTTAGTTTTTTTACCTCTTTTTCTGGCTAGTAATTTTTCATCTTCAGACATTTCAGTTGTATTGGCCATTTCAATATCAGTTGGTCCAGTAGCTGTAATTAAATCAGATTTAACTTCAGAGTTATTCATTTGTGATTTTACTTTTGGTTGTTCAATAGATTTTGGATTAGGATCGTTATCATTATCTTTACCAGTTCTAGGATCTACTGATCTTGGTTTTTTAGATACATCTCCTTGATAATCTGAACTACCTAAATAACTATCATTAATTTTTCTGTCTTTTGCTTTAGCTTTACCTTTTTCAATAGCACCAGCAACACCTCTAACAACAGCTCCAGTTATTCCACCGCCTTTAATAAAATCTACAACTTTTTGTTTTTTTTGAATTGTTTTTAATTGTGCAGAGTAAGTTCCACCACCACCGCTACTATCTGAACTATTGCTTGAAGGTCCACCCATAATTATCCTAATAAAGTTTTCTTGTTAATATTTTCATCTTCAATTTCATTCAATCCAGTTCCAGTAAGAATAGTAGATCTTCTGCCTTTTCGTTTTCTTTCAGCAGCTAACATTTCTTTTTCAGCAGCAGCATCTCTTTCCTCATCTGCATAATCTGGAACATCAACTGGTTCTGGCATTACTATTGGAGGAGGAGCTGGCATTTTTGGTTTAAAGATTGATCCCATAATTATAGTACCTCGTAATTTATATCTGTTGCTATTTGTTTTTTTGTTTGGTTAAATTTATTTTCAGTTATGCCAGTTGCTAAAACTCTTATCGCATCCGA